TGTTAAAATAACCATAGATGATGGAAGAGTAGCCACGGCTGACGAAACAAGGGCCCTATCTCAAGCTGCTAATAAAATTGCATCGGAAGTAGCAGGAAAAGAAATTAATGATTTTAATTTAATTGGTAGTGAGGACGGTGGAAGATTCCTTAATGTAGTGTTTGATGACGCTGGAAATAAAGTGTTTACAAATAAACAGTTTACTGACATAATATCAAAGGCTGCGGATCAAGTTTTTCCTGGTGAGCAAAAGGTAGACTTGAACTATTTTGCTAGTGATGGAAATTATATTAACAATAACTGGAGTGAAAATTTAAATGGCGAAGATTACATTAAAACCATTGAGCAAGCAGGACCCGATATTCAAAAAAGGGTTCTTGACTTACTCCCTGGCCTCATCGAAAAGAAATACCAACTCGATAAAGGGTTCGGAGAAAAATACGAACTTGAACTCAACGAAGCAATTAATCAAAAATACAGAACCTCAAGCGGCACCAGAGGAGGGGGAACCCCTGGTCAAGTTCAGGGAGTAGTAGATAAGTCAGGTGTTGCACAACCAGCGCAATTAACAACTCAAAATTTTTTAGATCCTAGACTTATGGATCGATTGTTAAAATTACAGGGTGGTGTAAAAGGTTTCAACGAAGTTTTTGAAAGGGCTGCCCCTTTACCCTCATCAACTAAAAAGAAAATATATAATCAATTATCTCAAATATTAGATGATAAATATAATTTATCTAGATTTCCAAAAGGTGAAACACAAGAAACAGTTTCTCAAGAAAGATTAGAATATTTACAAAAAACATCATCTAAGAGATTTGAAGCCATAGATTATGTTGTTTCAGCTGCTTATGATGTAATTAATGGAGCAGATGAAAATACCATATTTGTAGTTGATGGTGATTCAGTGGTGAGAAAATTAATACACAAGATGCCATGACTATAACTGAGGCAGGTAGTGTATTTAGAAATGCAGGAGATCAATTATTCAAAGATATATTACAGAAAGCTAAAGATGAGGGTAAAAAATATATAGTGGCTGAGGATTTGACTTCACCAGAGGCTTTGGAGGCAATGAAAAATAGAGGTTTTAAAACCCCTACAACTAAAGATCTAAAAAAATTTAAAGGTAGAAAAATACAAAGACCAGGTGGAAGAATTGCTTATCAAAAAAATTTAGTGTACGTAATAGA